TCCTGATTTACCAACTGTTGCACTAACAACTTATGATGGCCCTAGTGGAAATAATTCAGACTTAATTGTTGGTGAAAAAATTACTGGATTAGAAAGTAATGCTGTTGGATTAGTTGTTGAAAAACCAAATGTAACTACACTAGGAATTGTTTTATTAAATCAAAACAGTTTCAATGTTGGTGAGAAAATTAAAACAGATAGATCAGGTATCACTGCTCTTGTAAATGCAACTACTGATGGTGATCGAAATATAACAAATCAGTATTCTTTAAATACAAACATAAAACCAACATACTATGATTTCTCATTCATTCAAAGAAAGAAAAATTTTGAAGCACCAACAAATAGATTAAAGATTATATTTAAAAATTTCTTTGTAACATCAGATGATGTTGGTGATTTCTTCACTGCATCAAGTTATCCATCTGGTTCTGAAAAATTAATACCTGTTGATCAAACATCTGAAACTTTATTAAGCGATTTAATTGATATCAGGCCTAGAGTTGCTGGATATAATAATTCATCATCAATTTCACCATTTGCATTCCAATCAAGAACCTTTGCATCACAAGAAAATAACGTTCCAGATCCTTTAGTCCCTGATGAAAATTTAATTGTTAGTTTTGATTACTATCAACCTAGAAGAGATAAATTATTTGTTAATAAAACAGGTGAATTTGAGTATATACAAGGTGTTCCATCCGATGATCCAGTAGAACCACAATCACCTAGCGATGCGCTAGAGGTTGCGTCTATTGATTTGCCTGCGTTTGTAAGAAGTGTTAGAGAAATTAAAATTAATAGAACGAAACATAAACGTTTTACAATGGCAGATATTGGAAGACTTGAAAAGAGACTTGAACAAGTTGAATACTATACTTCACTCTCTCTTCTTGAACAAGATACTGCTAATTTACAAATTACAGACGCAAATGGTTTAAATCGTTTTAAATCAGGATTTTTTGTAGATAATTTCAAAAAACATGCATCCCATCAAATAGGACATCCAGATTTTTCTGCAAGTATTGATCCCAAAAATGGACATCTAAGGCCAGGACATTACACGACTTGTTTAGATTTGGTAGTTGGTTCTAGATCATTTATTGGAATTGGAACAACTGCGAATCCTACTTTAGATATTAATTACTTAACTGATATTGATGGTGATAATATTAAGAAAACTGGTAGACTTGTAACATTAGATTATACAGAACGAGAACTTATTAAACAAGTTTATGCTTCAAGACTTGAAAATCTTAATCCATATTTAATTGTTTACTATTCTGGAGATATGAAATTAAATCCAGATTCTGACACTTGGACAGATACAAAGTTTGTAGATGCTAATGTTATCATGGAAACAGAAGAATATGATTTAGCTGTTCAAGAACTAGGAATTGACACTCAAACTGGTCTTGGTGAAGCAGAGTGGGGTTCATGGCAGACAGATTGGGTTGGTGAACAAGTCTTAGATTCATTCACAAGAACTTCTGTTAGAAATATAGGCCGTAGGAGTGTTGGTCAATTAAGAAGAGCAAACGGTACAATTGCTATCGGTGGAATAACAAGAAGATCACATCCAAGCATCGCTATTGGAAACGCTCGTGTTACAACAACATCTACATTCAATGACATACTTCAAACGACTCAGCAGTCAAGAGAAGGTATTCAGATGAAGGTTACTCCAGTGGATACCTCAGAGGTTATAGGAGAAAAAATTGTAAGTCGTGATGTTATTCCTTACATGAGAAGGAGAAATATTGAGATTACAACTCATCGAATGAAACCAAAGACTCAATTCTATGTTTTCTTTGATGATGTTGATGTCACTTCATTTAGTACACCAAAATTAATTGAGATTAATATGACAAGTGGTGTATTTCAAGCTGGTGAAACTGTAAAGTCAGGTGACTTTTCATTTAGACTTGCTACACCAAATCATAAAGAAGGCCCATATAACTCACCAACAAAAGTTCTAACATCAAATCCATACAACATTGCTGCAGGCATATCAACAGTATATTCCACATCTTCAACACTTTTAAATGTGGATACATTTAGTCTTGCCACTCAAGTTCAAGGTGAATTCTTTGGACATGCTAAAAAAGGAATGTTACTTGTTGGTCAAACAAGTGGTGCAGAAGCTACAATAAATGATGTTAGATTAATAACGGATACTATTGGTCAATTATCATGTTGTTTTAATGTACCAAATCCAAATATAGATGCAAATCCAAGATTTGAAACTGGTACAAAAACACTTCGTTTAACCACAAGTCCCACAAACTCGAAACTTTCTGGAACAGTTACAGGATCTGCTGAGGCAAACTTCGCTGCTCAAGGTGTATTAGATACTAAACAAGAAACTATTATAACAACTAGAGTTCCGCAGATTGAGAGATTGAGTATAGAAGATCAGCGAGTCGTTAATGATAGAGTAACAAGAAGAGTTGCTAGTGATACAGTAGTTACAGGAAATGTTGTTGGTGCTAGAAGACGAGGAAATCAAGTAAGAAGAAATCAAGCTAGAAGAGCGAGGGCGAGAAGAAGGAGAAATAGTGATCCGTTAGCACAATCATTCCAAGTAACTGATGTTCATCCTAATGGTGTTTATGTCACATCAGTTGATGTTTTCTTCCAATCAAAGGATAATGAGTTACCTGTCACTTTACAAGTTAGACCTATTGAAACTGGACTACCATCATCTAGAATATTACCATTTAGTGTTGTAGTTAAAGATCCGAGTGAAGTTGAAGTTTCACAGGATGCATCAATACCAACTAAGTTTACATTTGATGCTCCTTTATATTTAACAGGTGATAATGAACGTTTTGCACTTGTTTTAATTTCTGCATCAGAAAATTATAATGTTTGGATATCAAGAATGGGAGAGGTGGACATATCTACCGTTGGATTACCTGATGAACAACAAGTTGTAATTAGTCAACAACCATACTTAGGTTCTTTGTTCAAATCTCAAAACGGATCTACATGGGATCCAAGTCAGTTTGAGGATTTGAAATTTACCATTCATAGGGCGGTATTTAACACAAATCCAGGCGTGGGTAGATTCTTTAGTCCACAGTTACAAGAAGGTAATGATCAAATTATAACCTTGCCAGAGAATTCAATTACTGCTCTTTCTAAAAAGGCCGTGGTTGGACTAGGAGTAACTATTCCTGACACAGCTGGATTAGTTCCTGGCGTTACAATTAGTCAGTTTGGTAATCTAAACGCATCTGCAACTCTTATTAATGTTGCTGGTGTTGCAACTATGGGTGGGCCAAATGATTTAAATATTATTAATCCTGGCGTCGGTTATACACCTTCAAGTGGTTCTCTTACATACTCCAGTGTTCCAATGGTCACTCAAACAGGTGAGGGAACTGGAGCAGTTGGAAACATTACAGTTAACAATGGAGTGATAAGTGCAGTTACTCTCACTGATGGTGGTAAAAACTTTGCAGTTGGTGACACTTTAGGAATTGGAACACTCGGTCTTGGAAATGGAAGTGGAGCTGTTGTTTCTGTTGGTTTAATTACTGAAAGAAACAGTTTAGTGATTGATAACATTCAAGGTTCATTTAACACTGGTATCGGAACGGTTGGATTTAATAATGGTTCACAAGTTCTTGGATTAGATGGAACAACTGGTTTAGGTGTTACCGCAGACGGTAACATTGGAAGTGGAGTAACAATTAGTTCCTTTGATGTTGATACAAATAATGATGGATTACACTTTAAAGTTGATCACAGAGCTCATGGATTACACGCTTTTAACAATCTAGTTAAAATATCTAATGTTGACTCTGATGTTCCTGAGACAAAATTAACTGCTGATTATGACAATAACTCTTTATCAGATATACCTGTGGTTGCAGCGTCTAATTTTGCAACATTTGAGGGTGTTGGTGTTGGAACAACAAATTATGGATATGCGATTTTAGGAAATGAAATTATTTCTTACACTGGTGTTTCAGATAGTTCGATTACTGGTATCACTACTAGGGGTATTGATGCTACAACTAAATCGAGTCATTCATCAGGTGATGTAATTAAAAAATATGAATTTTCTGGAGTTTCTCTCCGAAGAATCAACAAGACTCATGATATGAACAGTCCAGCTGCAACTGTGACAAAACCAAAAGATTTAGATTTCTATCATCTCAAGGTTGATATGAATAGTGATGGAACAGACAGAAGTAGCGGAACCTTGCCAGATCGTTTCTTCTCGTCAACAAAACGTGCTGGTGGTTCAAATGTAACTGCAACACAAAACGTGCAGTTTGAAACCCTTACACCTAGTGTTGAAACCTTACTACCAAATGGAACATCTATTGGTGGTAGAGTAAGGACAATCTCAGCAACAAGTATTGATGGTTCTGAACAATCATTTGTTGATCAGGGATTTGTGGATATTTCACTTGATGACATGAATCATTTTGAAACACCTCGAATGGTTGCGTCTAAGGTAAATGAAGATAAACAACTATCAGATTTGCCTGGCAATAAATCAATGACATTCGAGTTTTTATTAAGTAGTACAGATGATAATGTTTCACCAGCTATTGATTTAGATAGAGTTAGTGCGATATTGACCACAAATAGACTCAACAGTCCTGTCTCTAACTTTGCATCAGACTCAAGAGTCAATCAAACAGGTCAGGATCCTTGTGCATCAACCTATGTTTCTAATTTAATTGCTTTAGATAATCCAGCAACAAGTATTAAAGTTCAATTTGCTGGATATCGAAGAGATAGTTCTGATATTAGAGTGATGTACAAAATTCTTTCTGAAGGAGAATCTGAAAACAGTATGGAAAAGGATTTTGATTTATTCCCAGGCTTTGATAACATAGATCAAAATGGTAATATTATTAATAAAACTAATAATAATGGAAAACCTGATGATAATGTTACTTCCTCTGTCGGTGAATCGTTTAAAGATTATGAATTCTCAGTCGAGGATTTACCACCATTTACAAGATTTCAAATCAAAATTGATATGGTTGGAACTAATCAGTCACAACCACCATATATTAAAGATCTTAGAGCCATCGCACTTGCATAATGACAGAACACATTCCAGTTGAGGGTAAAATCGGACTCTATCGAGATTCCGATTCTACAGCGATTATTAATCGTGACAAGAAGGCATATCTAGATTATATGAAACGCAAAAAAATTGCAGAGGGAAAAAATAGTGAATTAGATAAAATGAAAGAAGACCTTAATAATGTAAAGGGTGAATTAGGAGAAATCAAAGGTCTTTTATCTACTCTTGTTCAAAAACTAAATAATTAGAAAAATGGCACAACAGATAATCACTTTTGACCCAGATGTGGGTGTTCCAATGGGTGTGAATCTAACCATGTTCTCTGGTGCTGATTTTAACACTACTTTTACTATTAGAACTTCTGCTGGTTCAAGTATAGATTTTACTAACTATACTGGAAGAAGCAATATGAAGAAGTCTGCGATTGGAACTGCGAATACTTTTGGTGTATCACTTGGAGACACAGATGGAAAAATAACTCTATCTATGGGTTCAACTGTTACCAGAAGTTTGTCTGAAGGTAGATATCTATATGATATCAATGTAAGTTCTGGTTCTACTTTCTTTAAAGTTATAGAAGGTAATGTGCTTGTCAGAACAGGTATTTCAACTTAGAGGTGAATAATGGCTCAACCAAGTTCTAGAGATGGTTTAATAGATTACGCAAAGAGACAGCTTGGTTTTCCTGTCTTAGAAATTAACGTTGCAGATGAACAATTTTCAGATCTGTTAGATGATGCTATTCAGATATATCAAGAGAGACACTATGATGGCATCGCAAGAATGTATTTGAAATACAAAATTACACAGGACGATATTGACAGAGGACAAGCGAGAGGAGGAGATTCAACTTTAGGAATTACAACAACCACAACAACATCAACAGTTGGTTTGTCAACGACTTTTGATTTAGAAGAAAATAATAATTATATACAAATGCCTCCATCCGTGATAGGAGTTAATAATATATTTAAGGTCAGATCAGATACAGTTTATGATGGTTTATTCAATATTCGTTATCAGTTATTTTTAAATGATCTATATGCCTTTGGTTCAATTGATCTTCTTCAGTATTCAATGGTTCAAACCAAACTTGAAGATATTACCTTCTTGTTGAATCCAAATGTGAGATATCGATTTAACATTCGACAAGACCGTCTTTATATTGACGTTGATTGGGCAGCTGCAGTAAACGTAGATGACTACTTTGTGATTGATTGTTTCCGAATATTAGATCCAGAAGATTTTACAAGAGTCTATAATGATCCATTCTTAAAAAGATATTTTACTGCATTGTGTAAGAAACAGTGGGGCATGAATTTAATTAAATTCCAAGGTGTTCAATTGCCTGGCGGTATTCAATTAAATGGTCGTCAGATATACGATGATGGTGTCAAAGAATTAGATGAGATTAGAGCTAAGATGTCAAGTGATTATGAAATGCCACCACTTGACATGATTGGATAATGTTAAATCCTTTTTTTCTACAAGGTTCTCAGGGGGAACAAGGTTTAGTACAGGACTTAATTAATGAACAATTAAGGACTTATGGCCTTGAGTGTCATTATATTCCTCGTAAATTGATGACATCGAGAACGATAATGAGAGAGATAACTGAGTCAAGATTTGATCAGGCTTTTCCTCTTGAAGCATATTTGATGAATGTTGATGGATACGCTGGACAAGGAGATATACTTTCAAAGTTTGGTGTCAGAGTCACAACTGAGGCCACATTTGTAATATCAAGAGAGAGATTTGAAGAATCAGTTTCACCATTCTTAGAAAAACAAGAAGATGATTATGAAATATCTAATCGTCCAAGAGAAGGTGATTTATTATTCTCTCCGTTGGGAAGTAAACTTTTTGAAATCAAATATGTTGAATTTGAAAAACCAAACTATCAATTAAGAAAAAATTATACATATCAACTTACATGTGAAGTCTTTGAATATGAGGATGAAGTTATTGATACAAACGTTGAGAAAATTGATAAGGTTGTTCAGACAGATGGATATGCTGCAAGACTTATATTATCAGGTATCGGTTCTACTGCGACTGTAAATACAACTCTTAACTTTGGTGCGGTGCAACAAATATTTTTACAGAATGATGGTTATGGATATCTGACTGCGCCCACTGTTTCAATCAGCACATCACCTGGCGTGGACGCAACTGCGGTTGCAATCATGACATCTCGTTCTGGTATCGGAACTGCGAAATCTATCGATAAAATTCTTTTAATCAATCCTGGCAGTGGATACATCGGAATACCCACTGTAACCGTGCCAGGCACTGGTATAGCGACTGCTGGCATTACGACTCTAGGTTCGGTAGGTATTGTTACAATTACCTCTGGTGGTTCTGGTTACACAACTACACCAAATGTTGCGATTACTACTGCTCCATCAGGAGGAACTGATGCAATTGCTGAGGCAGTGATGGTTGGTGGAACAATTAGTGCAATCAGAATTAGTAATGCTGGTAGTGGATATGTGTCTGCACCAACAATTACAATTGGTGCTGCAACGTCAATAGGAGATGGTAATTATATCTTCAATGAAACTGTTCAAGTTTCATCTGATTCCTCGGAGACTGCAAGAGTTAAAGTATGGGATTCAGACTCTAGAACTCTCGATGTTAGCATGTTAACTAAGATGCAATTCCAAGTTGGTGAGAAGATTAAAGGTCTTGAATCGGGTGCAGAATATGTAATCCTCTCTGTAAGTTATGACCAACCAAATGATTATCCAAATGAGGAGTATGGTGCGAATCAATATAATGATAATGCAAACTTTGAATCCGAAGCGGATTCAATTTTGGACTTCTCTGAGGGCAATCCGTTCGGAACATTCTAAATAGTTAGAAAGCTTTGATATGTTAGGTACTTATTTCTATCATGAGATATTAAGAAAGACAGTTATCGGTTTCGGTACTCTCTTTAATAATATTAACATTCGACACAAGGATGCGAGTGGGACGACTTTTAGCACCATGAAGGTTCCATTGGCTTATGGCCCAATGCAGAAATTTTTGGCTAGAATTCAACAACAACCAGAATTAGACAGAGAGATTGCAATAACTCTTCCAAGACTATCTTTTGAGATGCAAGGGATACAGTATGATCCAACTCGTAAGACTGGAATCGCACAGACTTTTCTTGCAAAAGGTGGAACAACTGCGAAGAAAGTTTATATGCCTGTTCCATATAATGTTTCATTTGAACTTAGTATTATGGCTAAGTTAAGTGATGATGCATTACAAATACTAGAACAAATCGTACCTTATTTTCAACCATCATTTAATATCACAATTAATCTGATTGATTCAATCGGTGAGAAAAAAGATATACCGATTATCTTAGAAAGTATAAATCAAAGTGACCAATATGAGGGAAGTTTTGAGACTCGTAGAACAATTGTTTATACTTTAGGATTCACTGCAAAAACTTACCTATTCGGCCCCGTTGCAGATAATCCATCAGGTCTTATTAAGAAAGTTGACGTTGATTACTACACTAGTACTAATATTAAAACTGCAAAACGTAATATCAGATATAGTGCAACACCTCTTGCTAAACAAAATTATGATGATGATACAACGACAGTTATTGATGGTGCAATATCTGAGAAGGTCACAACCTTCAAGGTGAGTGCAACCACTGATTTGGCTGCAAATCAGAGAATTATTATTGATACTGAAATTATGAAAATTAGAAGTATCAGTGGTCAGAATATAACTGTATTCCGTGCTCATGATAATACGGTTGCTGCAAAACATGAACATAATGCAAGTATTGGTGTTCTCAGTGCGACTGACAATGCATCGATTGAATTTGGTGATGACTTTGGATTTGATGAAATGTCATCATTCTTTAGTGATGGTAAAACATTCAGTCCTTCACAAGGTATAGACATCTAGGAGAGTTATGAAAAATTTTGATTCTAT